CAGAATCTGGTCCTTGCCTGCGATGCCTGTGCTCTCAATCCACTTTGAGTAGGCGCGCGCGCGCAGCTCGTCTACAGGCTTGTCATAGCGTTGCGAGGCTTCGAGCAGAGGCATGAGGTAGACGTGCCCCACGTATCGCTGCTGGTCCCAGCTGCTGGACGTGGCGTCTACGATGACTTCCCATGGGGGCAGGGCTGCGCAGCTCACCCGCTTGAGGGGGTCGGCAGACATCACCGGCGCCAGCTTGATGAAGCCCGCCGGGTAGATGAGCGCCAGGCGGGTAGCGTCTTCGAGCTGCTCCCGAACGGTCAGCAGGTAGCTATTGGCGGTGGCCTCGGCCACTTCCGGGTTGCCTCTGCCCCGGATGTCTGCCTGCACTTCCACGCTCGGGTTCTTTGCGTAGAGGGAGCCGAGGTAGCTCTCTACCACGGCGTAAGCCTTCGGGACCTCGGTACGCATCAAGCCGTCCATCACCGGCTGGTCGTTCTTGAAGAACCGAGTCATGTAGAGGTTCCGCAGCATGCGCAGCTCGTCGCGCCTGCCGTCCCAGTAAAGGTCATGCTGGTTGCAGATTGACTGGCACTGCTCAGGGGTCAGCATGGGCACTCTCAGAATGGCAGGTTGTGGGACCGGATGCGCCGGGCTCGGCTGGCCTGGATAAGGTCATCGATGCGAGTTCTGCCCGATTGTAGCGCATGGGTGCGCCACGAGGAGGGAATATCGCGAATGCATCGGTACCCTAACGCCATGGCCATGGCGCTGTCATCATGGCCACCCTTCGGGGCCTCTGGCGCGACCTTCCCAGGGGGGATGGTGAGGCTGCGCAGCTCCATCCATGTGACCCGGTCCATGACCTTGACCACCTGCAGGGACTCGCGCAGGGTATCGAAGGCATCAAGCTTGGACTGCAGGCTCGTCACCCAGGGCTTGCCCTGCGGGTTGCGCCACTGTTCCCGATAGCCACAGTGCGAGACCTCCAGCAGGAAGGCGTGGCCGTGGTTGTTGCTCTCGGCCAGCATCAGCGCTTTGTTGTATCGACTTGCCACCTGTATGCAGCGGTGCGCCCATGCTGCTGGGGTGACCCGGTTGCTGCGCTCGGTATAGACCGGCTGCATGGTAGATACCGATATGACACAGAGGGCAGAGTAGTCACCGCCCACGCCCCCGCCGATGTCCACACCCATGACGTACCGGTCATGCGGGTGGGGCGCCTCAATCTCTCGGCCATGCTTCTTCCCGTGCAGTTCATGGTCTATGACGTGGATGTCTTGTAGGACCTCTTCCCCGTAGTATCCGCCTTCTCGGCCGAGGAAGCAATCATCGAGGCAGGCCGGGTATTCGCGTCGGAACTTGTAGGGGCCGAGGGTAGCCAGGTAGCGCCGGCGCCAAGCAAGCTGCCCATCTGTCACCCGGTACTCTTTGACGAGCTGCGCCTCTCCCTCTGTGTGCTCGAAGTGCTCCGGGTCTGCGTCCGTATATCGGGGCTCTTCGTGCCACCAATGGGTAATCAGGTGCCAGCCGTTTTCTGGGGCGCCTGCTATCAGCTCGCTGAACCGGTCCCCTGGGTTGTTTGCTGTGGACTCAATCATGAGCAGCCCATCACCCACGGCAGACAGCGCCTGGGCCAGCAACTCCTCCTGGTCAAGCGCAAAGGCGAACTCTGACAGCAGCACAGCGGCAGGGGAGAAGCTGCGCAGGCCTGTGGAGCTTCTGCTCGTGAAAGCCTTGAGGCTTGCTCCGGTGTCTGCAAGGCGCAGCTCACCCTTGGCGCGCGTGTCAAGTTGGCGCTGCAGGATGGCGGGTGGGTGGTGTAGCCATCGGCGGTTGTCATCGAGCAGCGCGGTAGCGGACTCGGCCCGAAGTGACACGAGGGCGTACAGGGCAGCCGAGGGGGTCGCCATCCACTGTTGATGCAGCACCATCTTGCAGGCCGTTGTGGCTGCCACCTGCCTGGCTTTGATGCAGAGAATGCGGTTGTGCCCTCGCTTCACCGCGTTGAAAATCTTTGTCTGCATCGGCAGCGGAGCGAACGGTATCTCGCGCTTGCTGTCCTTGTCCTGTACGCGGTGGAGCCTGCAGAACTCGGAAGGGTCACCCACCAGGCCGATGACCTTGGGGTGTAGACGCTCGGGGATGCTCGGGGGGATGTAGATGCTCACATCGTTGCCCTTGCCACTACTTCTGCCAGTTTGGGCGGTACGGCATTTCCGACTTGGCGATAGCGTGAATACTTGGCGCCCTGGAAAGGGTACCCCACTGGGAAGCCCTGCAGCTTGGCGCACTCTTCAACGGTCAGGCGCCTGCGCCCTGTGGCCAGCCACAGGGCGTCGCTGCCCCTGTCTGGTCCGCCGCGCATATGCCTGCCCCGAGTCCCTTTGACCTCGGTTGTTGTGATTGTGGGTGCTGGGCTTAGCAGGTACGCATTCCCTTTTGTGCTGATTGTGGGTGCTGCTCTTGTCATGGGTGTTGGGCGGCCCTGACCGGTTGCGCCTGCTGACATGACATATCCCTCTACTCCCAAGGCGCTGCCCATGGTGACCCATGGCTCACAGAACATCCCTGCGCCATGGGTGCGCCTGGGTGGCACGAGAGGCCTGTCTGATGCCCATGCAAATACTCTGCGCCTGCGCTGGGGCACCCCAAAGTCTGCAGCATTTAGCAGCCAGAAGCCTACGCAGGGGTAGCGGTCCTGCATCTGCTGGAGGATGACCTCTTCAAAGTAACTATGACTCAGCAGCCCCCTGACGTTCTCAACGACTACCGTGTGCGGGTTAAACCGGTCAATGGCTGCCACAGTCCAGGGCCAGCCATCCCGGTCATCTTGCTGCCCCTTTCCTGTGCCTGCTGTGCTAAATGGTTGGCAGGGTGGAGATGCCCACAGCAGGTCTATCTTGCGCCCTGCAACGGCCTCAATGGCATCGAGGTCTCTGACATCAGCCTCTACCACAGGCCCGAGACGGGCAGCTCGTAGGGTCGCGCAGGCATCAGGGTCACGCTCTACGAGTGCGGCATGCTCGAAGCCTGCAGCCTCCAGGCCCAGAGCTGCGCCCCCTGCGCCTGCAAATAGCTCAAGTGCTCTCATGTTGTCCTCTCACAGATAGTCTACCACTCCCCCACCAGGCTGAGCACGTTCTCCAACTCCTGCACGTCGGGGCTGGTTTCCTCGCTCTCTGCCCTTGCTGCTGCTGCTGCCTTGCTCCAATCCAGCACGCGCCAGGCGCAATCGGCCTGCGCTTTGTTTGGCCTGACGCTGCCCTGTAGGGTGCGCTCAATGCAGCTGATGGCCTCTGGGGCAAGCTTCGCCACAGCCTCAAGGAGCTGCTGCTCTGTCATGGTTCTGGTGGATTTCGGCATACGTAATACCCCTTATGAAGCAAAGTCTTGACGATACAACCCGTCCCCATCCATTGTACCCTATCCATGGGCTTCTCGACAAAGGGACGGGTCTTGGTGAGATTCTACTGGAGCAAAAAACAAGGGAAATTTGGGAAAGTCCCTGGAAGCCCTGACCCGTCCCTTTTGCTACGAACCCCAGTATCTGCGGTTCTTGAATGGGGACGGGTTGGAGGGTCAAGACTTTGGGCAATTTGGGGGCCTGTGACACAACTATGACATACTTGGTACCAATGGACCCCTTGCACCCATTGGGTCCAGTGGGTACATGTAGCGTCCACCCCGGGGCACCACCCCACCCTTTCAACCTGTCACGCTATTGCAGGTGTCCCGGGGCACTTTTCAAGAGAGGACACCATGACCCGTCAGAACCTCGAAGAGTTCGCCGCTGTTGTCTGCATCGTCATCTGCATGACCCTGTGGATGTTCGTATGACCGACGAACCAAGCGCAGACATCTACAGCGACATCATCCAGCAGCTGCAGCGCCTTGAGCAGCGCATCGGCATGCTTGCAGGTGTCGCCCCTACCCTTTCCCATGCGCAGGTGTGCAAGCGCATCAACACTCTTGAGCTGCAGGCTACGCACCTGGTCCCGCAGCTCGTGGACGCCATCAGCCAACTGGCAGAGGACAAGTCATGACTGGTATTGAGCAACTTATCCGTGGGGCACTCTCCTCCCTTGACAGCCCAGAGGTCCGTATCTCCTGGGTGCGACGGAAGCAGGAGTACAGCTGCCGCATCTACGCAAGCAACCGCACGAAGACCGGACACGGCACCGGAGCAACAGTCGCGGAAGCCGTGGAGGCTGCTGTGGCGTCTCGCATGGGGGCCGATGATGTCGCAGCTCGCTGAACCCTACCGTCCCCGACTCAGCCCGAGCCTGGCGGCTGACCTCCGGGTAGCTGCAGGCCTCGCAGGTATGACCGTCCCCGAGTACCTTGAGGGTGTGGTTGCCCCGTTCGTCTCTACGGACCTGCAGCGGCGCATTGAGCGCAAGCACCTGCAGCGCCTCGCAGGGGTGGACGATGACTGACCGCTGGACAAGTGTTCGCAGCGCCCTGCATCGGGCGGAATCTGATGCCTACCACGCCTCGGAGGACATCAAGCGAGCGCTCAAGATGCTGGACCGAGCGCGCGAGGACCTGCATGAGGCCCAGCTGAACCTTACGGTTTCCAAGGCGCGCATGCAGAGGCTTGCTAAGCTGGCAGCCAAGCACGGGGAGGAGCACGAGATTGCCTATCCCTATGGAGTCGACATTGAACGCGCAGCACCCTGACACCCGAGTCCGGGCCGTGTGGCCTACGCCCCCAGAGGGCTGCTGCTACGTGGAGCAGTCCCTCAAGGGCGGGGACTACATCAGCACCGGGTATTTCCACCGAGGCGCCGTAGACAATCGGGGCAGGGGTCGCAGCGTTGAGAACTGCAAGGGAGTGACCTCCCTCTTCTTTGACCTTGACCTGCTCGGCCTGGTGGACTCGGCTCGGCTGGCTCGGGGGCAGGCGCTGCCCGACCGAGCGCAGGACCGTAAGGCCCATATGTACCAAATGCCGGAGGAGCAGCGGCAGGCCTTCCTTGACCTGCTTCTGCAGGATGTGGGTGGCATCCTTGAATCTGTGATGGGCGCACCGCCTACCCTGACCATCTGCAGCGGGTGGGGCTTTCACTTCCACTATGCAGTCTCGGAACCCATGCGCACCGAGAAGGCTGCCCTCACCGAGCTGCATGCCGCAGTAGTGGACGAGTGCAACCGGCAAGCAGCCGAGATGGCGCAGGGCTTCCACCCACCGCTGACCACCTACCACAAAGCATACGACCGGACGCATGACGTAGGGGCGCGCCTTGCCCGCGCACCGGGTAGCCAGAACACCAAATGCAGCTGGCGTATGCAGTCCGTGGATGTGGTCGGAGCATCTGACACGGTGCTGGACTCGGACACGGTAGGCCGCCTGCGCGAACAGTGGAGGAGGCAGGGGCAGCTCACAGCTAACGACAAGGCGAAGGTCAAGCCCAGCCCCGTACCCAGCAGGAAGCGACCGAGGCAGGCCAAATCCGTAGACGTAGACTTTCGGTCTCAGCGCCTTGCAGACGGCAGAGCATGGCAGCAGCTCGCCGATGCCCTAGCACCGGGGGAAC